CCTTTGCAGGTGTTACAACTGGTATTTCTTTTCCATCTACTATTGTTGTTTTCATTATGTTGTTATCTCCTTTTTAATGTTTAGGTAGCTAATAGCTACATCAAACGACCCTGTACCACTTGACTGAACTGTCAAAGTAGTACCCCCTTCTACCACCATTGGAACAGTTAATAATTCAGTAGTAGTATCAGCTGTTAATGCGGCTGATTTAATAGCTGTTATTGAGTTGTTTAATACTGTGACTGTAGGTGTAGAGGCCGATGTTACTTTAATAGATTTAACTATATATGTCTCAGTAACTAAAGGATTTTGATCACTACCTGTTGTACCAAACATAGTAAGTGCAGCTCCACTTGTATCATTATCTACTCCGTAAAATTTATATTGATTTACTACAGCCATTATTCCATAAAAAAGCTTCTAGCTTCTATTTCCTGTTTTAAATCTTCTTGAAATGTAGTGTTTAATTTTTCTAAGACAGCGTCTAAATCTCTTACTAAAGACTGCGCTACATCTTGTCTGTAGTCTTCACTAGCTCTTGTTAATGTTTGTACTATTTTAGCCATTCATTTACATCTATAAATTCATTTAAATATTTTGGTGACGTATGAACATATGAGTCTCTAGGTTGAAAACTTGTATCTTGTATTTTTTCTCCAAACATGTTCCCCAAATCACGAGGGTCCATTGCACGAGTATCTACTAATTGTCCATCAATCATTTGTAAATTAGCTATTCTTCTTTTTTCTTCTTCACTCAAGGTATCAAAATAATTACCAAAACCAAGCATATTTCTGCCAGAATCATACATTGAACCAAATCTATTTTTTAAAGTATTAATTCCCCCACCCAATGCATCTCTTAAACTATTAAATCCAGTTGCAGCAATTGTAAAAGGTTGTTTCATATATTTTCCTAATAAACCCATTATACCCATTGGATTGAATCCGCCTCTTGTAGCTCTGTAAGCTTGAGGAGCAAATTGTCTAGCTGCTAATAATTCGTTTCTACCTACTCTATTTCTCGAACCAAAAAAACCTGGATTAACATTTTGTCCTGCACCTGCTGCAATTGCTGCAGATCTAAAATCTTGTGCGGTTTGTGGAGTGTTTGCAATAACTCCAGGAGGCAATGCTGGACCTGAAGGCCCGCTTAAAAATTCTGCTTGAACTTGTCTTCTGTCTCTTTCATTTCTACTACCCGTTTCAGCTGCACTGGCTGCTGCACCAGAAACATTTTGACTAGAGTCTGTTGATCCCCAACCATTTAAACTCATAATACCTGATGGTCCTTCATTTGGTGAACCTTGCATAGTTCCATACATATCCATATTAACTAGAACATCTCTTTCGCGTGGAGTAATATAAGCCAGCTCTGTCATTTCATGATCAGGTGCTGACTGCCAATACTTAGGTGCACTAACCATTGGTTGTTCACCTAGATAATTTTTAACTCCACCTTGCATACTAATTTTTCCACCATCAGCCATGTACATTTGACCAACGTCTCCTTGACGATATAAATCTGCTTTTTTCATAATATCTGTTATACCACCTAATTTATCTTGCATAGCAGTTTTTCTTGCGTCTTCTACTGTATATTCTGATGGAATAGATTGACCACCTGAGTAGTATTTACTTCTTTCACGAGGTAGTGGTATTGTAAAACCAGGATCTATATTTTCCAATTCTTTAGGTAGTGGTATTGTAAAATCAGAATCTTGAGGGCTTCGAAGAGATTTTTTAAGTAGAAATTCAAATGCTTCTTGTGGATGTCTAAATAATTCACCAGTAGATGGATTAGATGCTCCTTTTTCAATCAAATATTGAGCTTCTTCCCATAGTTGAGGTTTATTTATTCTTCCACCAGAAGCTTTTTTAATTTTACTTCCATAGGTTTCAGTCCAGTCTCTTGCTATCTCTGGTTCATTAGCCCATAGGTATCTTCTTTGCTTTTCAGATTTAAATGGCATAATTTTTATCTACGTCCTCCTGCATGTACATCTAACCTAAAAGTACCTAATTTCCAATTAGAATCTACAGCTGTATTTGCTATCTTAACGGCAACAGCTCTGCCTCTTGCTCTACAAGATTGATATTGAGTAGAAGATGTAATGGTAAATGGCCCTAATGTTGAACTAGCTGCTGAGTCATTTGGAAAATTTCTAAGGTTTAATGTAACAACTGTATTACCGGCTTGAGTTAAAAAGTCAGGTAAAAATCTACTAACTCTCATCATAAATTCTCCATCTCCTCTAAAGGTAATTCCTTCTCTTTGAGATTGAGTAATATCAAAATCTCCAGATAATATGTTAGCTGGTATAGCGGATGTAGTTCCTATTTGAACTTGATTAACTCCTGTCTCATGTTCATAATAATATGTAACACCATCGGTATTACCGGTCACATCAAAAGAAGAATTTGTATCAGCATCATATTGAGTTGCATGTGGTAAACCAAAGATAGCTGAATCAATCCACGCTGTTCTTGGCCACATAGAATTAGCATTAGTGTACCAAATAGGTCTATTAATTGTTGAATCTAAATAACTATATATAACACATCTATTATTTACATTTGAATCAGATGTTGGATAGAACCATAATACTTCACCAAACAAGTTATTTAATCCACAATAAATCATTTGATTAGAAGTTTTATTTAAATCATCATAAACATAGTCTTCTACAAAACAATCTAATGATTCTAGTTTACCAGTAAATCTAAAGAAACCATTTTCAGACATCCAGTAAGCAGCACCATCAACTTCAACTGCTGCATTTTTTCCAATCAGACCACAGTTAGTTCCTACTTGTTCGAACGCAAAGGTAAAAGGTTGACCTACAAAACGCATGGTAAATAATGAAGTATCTGACCAAACATAAATTGTATTTCTACCAAGCTTAGCTCCCATGATCCGTGATCCGGCGGCCAGTCTTTGCGTACCAGCTGTATTGGTTGCTGTAGGTGTCCAAGTACTTAATGTTTCTTGAGACGAGAATCTTATAAACATATCGTCTTGTGTATCGGTATTACCAATAGTTGTTTCTGTTCCAAATAAAACTAAGTGACGATCGGGTGTTGATACAATCATATCTCTAGATGCAGTAGGTGCTCCTGAGACAATTGTTGCTCTTGTTG